GACAATCCAATATCTAAATTCTTGCGTAGAGCAACTATTAGCTTACCTAAATAAATACAGTATAAGGTACAAACAGATGAATGATTTAAAAGATATTAACGGCATACATGTTGAAGGACACATAAAAATACATGATCCAGAATCGGGCGATGTATATGTGAATAAAAGAAATGCTATTCACTACGAAAACATGAGTATAGCCTTAGCAGAAAGTCTAGCCAATCAAGGACAAGGCTTTATCAATAGTATGAGTTTTGGCAATGGCGGTACTAGTGTTGATCCAACAGGTATTATTACATATCTAACTCCTAATAGCACCGGAACAAATGCAACTTTATATAATCAAACATTTGACAAAGTTGTTGATGATAGAAGTGTAAACAATGTTGATCCAACTAGAAACAAAACCGAAATAAGACATGTTAGCGGAACCAACTATACTGATATTTTAGTCACATGTCTTTTAGATTATGGTGAGCCAGAAGGTCAGGACGCATTTGATACATCAGCAAATCAAGATGGTATATATGTGTTTGACGAGTTAGGATTAAAAAGTTATAGCTCTAGTGGCACAGGCAGATTGATTACTCATGTCATCTTCCACCCAGTACAAAAAAGTTTAAACAGACTGATACAAATCGATTATACTGTGCGTGTACAAAGTTTGAGTGGATTTAACGAGGGGTAAAAAATGGCAGGCTATGAAGTAAGATTTACAGATTTCACCAACAAAGGAGCAATAACTGTCGATGACAACTCCACAAACAGTGATGAAACATCTATTACATTAATAGGTAGAAACTTTAGCGACTTTGGCGAACTGTTAAATACAAATCTTCTTCAAATGCTAGAGAACTTTGCTAACGCATCAAGCCCTAGCAATCCTGTTGAAGGGCAACTATGGTATGATAATACAACAGGTGTTGATCAACTAAAAGTATATGATGGTGCAGTGTGGGTAAGTGCCGGAGGCATCAAAAAAGCAACTAGTGAACCAGAAGCAAGTTCTAGCACTATTGGAGATATTTGGGTTGATACTGCAAATAGTCAAGTTTATGTTTATACAGGCAGTGGTTATATTTTAGTTGGTCCAGACTATAGCGAAGGTGCTAGTACTGGTGCAAGGTTTGAAGAAGTTATAAACTCTACAAATATTACTGAAAATGTAGTTATTGACAGAGTAAACAATGTTCCAGTTGCAATCACTGCACAAACTGAGTTTAGTTTAAAAAAGGCCGAAACAGGATTTCCTGTTTCAAATGTTCTTAAAAAAGGTATAAATCTTGCAAACGATGCAAAACTTTATGGTGTTGCAACAGCAGCAGAAAATCTAGTTATTTCAAATAGCAATATTTCAGCAGCTACTTTTGCAAGAAAAGACATTACAAATAACTTTACAAAATCACAAAACATAATTGATAATACTGGTTTGTCTATTGGAGAAAATGGTCTACTAAGATTAAGTATCACAGGTAGCACAGCACAAATTAGACATACAGCAACGGATGGTGCATTAGATTTTAAAACTAATGATTCAGGAACTGTGCGCACTGCAATACGTATCACACCAGACAGAAAAGTAGGTATTGCAAACGAAGCACCTCAAGAGGCATTAGATGTTACAGGCAATGCTCAAGTAAGTGGTACTTTGAAAGTTAATAGTGGTAACGGTAGCACAAGTTTTAGCACTGGTGCACTAGTTGTGTCAGGAGGACTTGGAGTAAGTCAAAACATGTATCTAGGCGGAAGTTTAGATGTTGCAGAAAGTCTTGTAGCAAAAAACATTACCCCAAAAGATAATCTTTCTTATAACTTAGGTACAACTACTTTAAAATATAATAATGTGTATGCAAATAACTTTGTTGGTAATCTTACTGGTACAGTTAACGGTAACATAAGTGGTACAAGTGCCTCTGCAGGAAAACTAGCTAGTCCTACTACATTTAGAATGTCGGGTCATGTTACTGCACCAGAGTTTACATTTGACGGCAGCGGAACTAGCACAAAAGAGTTTGTAACAACTGTTAGTGAGGCATTTATCACTGGACAATCGTTATCAACTACTATCGAAGGCACAGACGATATATTGATTGCCAGAGGCACAGACATTAAAAGAGTCAAGCAATCAACTTTAGTAAGCACAGTTCCAACTTTTACACTAGGCATGATTATGCCATATGCAGCAGAGGAACTTCCAGCATCAGAAGTTCTTTGGGTGTTATGTCACGGACAGGAACTTGTAAAAGCAAACTATCAATCACTTTATGATTTGATTGGAGATACATATGGAGCACCCTCGAGTGCACTCTATTTTAAAGTTCCAGATTTAAGAGGTAGATATGTTTTAGGTCATGTTCCTGACGATGTATCTTATATCGATACAAACCGTGTATATGATAAAGCAAGCGAAAGTGATTCGTTTGGTGCTTCAAGTGTGATGGGCACAACAGCAGGTCAAGAAAGTGATTGGATTACAAAGGATCAGCTTCCAAATCACGAACACAGTTTAGAAGGTGATGCAGCAAATCAATACCTAGCAATGACAAATGCAGGCGATGGATCAGACACTGGTGCCGCAGCTAACAACTTGTTAGGAAATACAGCAGGGTACGGAATAGACAGGACAGGCGGTGTTGAAGATGTAACATTCACAACAGAAAATATTGACAATGTCAATCAAGAGGTTGGTACCAAGTTTAAGGTTACTAGTCCTAGTGTTGTAATGAACTATATCATGTACATTGGACCATCTACATAAGCAGGAGTAAATATGAGTTATAAAATAAACAAAACAGACGGTACATTACTTGTAGATCTTGTAGATGGTAAAATAGATTCAGATTCCATAGATGTAACACTTATAGGTAGAAATACCACAAGTTATGGCGAAGTTATGAATGAAAACTTTGTCAAGATATTGGAGAACTTTGCCAATGCAGCCGAACCTGATAATCCACTACGTGGACAAATATGGTACGATACAAGCGATGGACGTTTAAAAGTATTTGACGGCACAAGATTTAGAAATACAGACACTACAGTTCTTGGAGCAAGTCAACCTACAATGCTTGCAGGCGATATTTGGATTGATAGTGCAAATCAACAAATGTATTTTAGTGATGGTGTAGATGTAATACTTGCAGGACCTACGTATACAAGCACACAGGGCTACACAGGAGTTGAACCAGTAACATTAGTTGACAGATTTGGACAAAGAAAAACTGTAACGATTTACAAGATTGGAAACCAACCTGCAATGTTGATCAGTAGAGAAGCATTTACTGCTGCTTCAACAACTGACAATCTTACAAAACTCACAGGATTTACAACGGCTATTAAATCGGGTATCACGATTGCAACTGCACTTAGTGATTTTTCTTTTTATGGAAACGCAGATAGCACAACAAAGTTGAGCGACGGTACTACTACTTTTGTCCCTAATGATTTTTTAATAAAAGCATCAACTAGTACTCAAGAAGTTTCAGCAAGATTGCAAGTTACCAACATTGAAGGTTTAAAAGTTGGACCAAATCTAGAAATATTACTAAAAGCTGAAACCAATAAGGTTGTATTACGATCTACTTCTAATACAGATGATTTAGCGTTACAAGTTACAAGATCTAATGTACCAACAGATGCTATTTTTATAGACAATGATGTGTTTAGATTAGGATTTAAAACTTCAACTCCAGAATATGATTTTGATTTTGCTGGAGATATGAGAGTTACAGGCGACCTAACAGTTCAAGGTGACACTACATATATTTCTACACAAACACTACAACTTGAAGATCATCAGATTGAGTTGGCAGTTGCAGATGATAGTAGTACATATCCTGATAGTGCTGCTATTGATGACGCAGGTATTGTTATTCGCGGCGGTCCTGAAGGTTACGAATCTAATACAAAGTCTTGGACTTGGAAAAATGCAACTGACGCTTGGACTCCACATGCCTACATAGATTTACCTTCTGGATATCATTATAAAATAGGCGGATCTGAAGTGCTATCATCAACTGCACTTGCAACAAGTGTTACTAGTGCATTAGGCATAACACAGATTGGTACATTAACAGAACTTACAGTTGATAACTTTACTTTTAACAGTAGTACATTGACAATGGCTACTCCTTTAACTCTTACAATCGGCGGCGATATTACATTTACAAATGAAAACAAGTTACTTAATGTAGGAACACCAGATGTTAGCGATGATCCAAACACTGCTGCAACAAAAGAATATGTTGATAATGCATCATTAGAACGTGACGAAGCATTTTCTTTAGATACAACAGGATTAACAGACGTACAAATAGCTGATGTTATTGAAGATTTATTTCCAGCTATAACAAAAAACCCTGGAGTATATTGTAAAGTGCATTGTACTAGTTATAGTGGTACATACGCTTATGACGCAGGCGATGGACTTACAAAAAGTTTTGTTACAGTTGACAAAAACGGCGTTGAAAACCAAAGTGTTTTACAAGACGTTGCATTTGCTGAACAAACAAACCAAACTGTTACACTCACAGTAACACGAACATTAAAAAGATTTGTAGTAAACGGTGCTCAGCAATGGGAGTTTGATACGGATTTATAGTTTCCAGCGTATAACTGGTAAATACATAAACATAACAAGGTTAGGTAACTATGGCATATACAATTAATAGATTCAATGGAACTGTTCTTACAAGTGTTGAAGACGGAACAGTTGATCAAACAACAGATTTAAAACTGATAGGTAAAAACTATTCAGGATATGGTGAAGCACAAAACGAAAACTTTTTGTTTTTATTGGAAAACTTTTCAGGAACTGCTGCACCAACAAAACCTATTACTGGTCAACTATGGTTTGACAACAGTGGTAATAGACTGAAAGTTTATGATGGTACACAATGGAAAGGTACAGGTGGTGCCGAGGTAGCCGCTGCTACTCCAACTAGTAGAGCAGAAGGTGATTTATGGTGGAATACAACAACTGATCAGCTTTATGGTTTAAATGAATCTAACACTTGGGTATTGATTGGACCGCAAAAAGCAGGCACAGGTACAACTTCTATGCAAAGTTTTACAATCTTTGAAGACAGTACAGGTGTAGCTAAATCAGTGATTGCAGCCGTAACAAACAATAAAATCGTATCTATTATTAGTCCTAACAATGATTTTGTTCCTGCTGTTAATACATTACAAACAGAAATACCTGCAGAAATAAAAACTGCCACAGGTGAACTAAAAACTGCTGGTGTATTTCCTACAATCAAAAAAGGTATCACATTATTTGGTGCAGCATCTGACGGTAACACATATACATCGGATCATTATTTTTGGGGAACAGCAGCCGCAGCTAATGGTCTAGTTGACGGTTCTGGTGTATATCACGCAGAAAATGAATATGTTAAAACAGCGTCTTTAGATTTTAGATCAGGTGCAACTGCTGCACAGTTTCCAGATCAAGGATTTACAGTAGGTACTGATAATGCAGATATTACAATGCGTATTAGACAGGCAGGAGATCCAAGCGGTGACGGCGTAACAGGAGACACTCCTGTGCTAGAGTTAGATCATAATATGCTTGAGTTTTTATCAAGTGGTGCAAGCACAACTATTGCTACACTTACAAATACTCATTTTTATCCATTTGGAAACTCAACTTATACATTAGGTAAAAGCACAAACAAGTTTTTAAATGTACACGCAACAACATTTACTGGTCAAGCGACTGCTGCTGATACATTATCAGTAGGTGGTACAAACAGAAGTGCTGCAACTGCTGCAACACCAAATACTATTGCTGCACGTGATGGCAGCGGAAACATTACAGCAAATGTTTTCACTGGTACTGCAACAAAAGCTCGATATGCTGACCTTGCAGAAAAGTACACAGTAGAAGAAGGTGTAGAGCACCCGGTAGGAACAGTTATGATGGTTGGCAAAAACAACAAGTTTGAGATTGAGCCATATCAACTTGGGGGTGTAGCAGTTGGTGTTATAAGTGAAAAACCTGCTTACCTTATGAATGAAGATTGTGATGGACAGCCTATTGCATTAAAAGGTCGTGTTCCTGTTAAAGTTGTATTTCCGGTAGGAAAAGGACAAAAACTTTACGGTTGGTCAGATGGCACTGCATCTACTATTCCTACTGACACAGTTGTAGGTGTAGCTTTAGAATCAAATACAGCTCAAGAAGAGAAATTAGTTGAGGTATTACTACAGGTATAAATACCCTAGTAAAGGAATGATATGGCAGTAGGAGAAATAATCACAGTAACTAGGTACAACCAAATGCAAGCAAAGGTTGCTCTAGTTTACGGAAATGGTTCAGGTACATATGGATATGGACAAACACTGAATAGTTCAGCAGTATCAACCTCAGATACTGTGAATGCTTTTCATATGACAAACTTAAAATCAGATATGACTAATGCTAGAGTGCACCAAACAGGTGCTGCACCTACTTTGTCTAATGTAGTAGCCCAAGAAGATATCACTGATGCAGTGTATGCACAGTATGAAACTCAATCGACAAACATTTTAAATGACGCTGCTCTTATATTTGCAACAACACAAGCAAGTGCAGAAGATAAACTTACTACTCAAAGAACAACAAACTGGGGCGGCACTTCTGAAGTGCAAAGTGTAGAGCATCATTTTACAGTTACATTTAATTCAGAAGATCATAGAAGACATTTTTTTAATAGTGGCGGAGAAATACGTTTGACTGCTAGTTTAACTGGTGGCACAGGTTCTAAATACACAGAATGGAACGGTATGCTGTCTGCTCTAGGTACAATAAAAGTTACATCGCAAAATACTACTGCTGATAGCGGCACTAGTTCTGGATTAGGAAACTTTGATTTAACAACATCGTATCAAACTTTACTTATAAAAACAGGTAGTGGTGTATATGTCGATAATGACTATACACTTAAAGCAAAAGCAAATGGAGCAGTGATTACATTTGTTGCAGAATTTAATGATGATGCAGCAGGCAGCGGTGCTGGCGGCCATGGTCCTATAGACGAATCAGTAACTGGCACACTTACAAGTTCTGTAAGTCAACTTAGAGCAACAGGTTCGTATGTTGAGGTAGCCACTCCAATATATAATACAACAACATCTTTAGCTTGACAAAACTGTTTTAATATGTAATAAATGTACAAAGGAGAATAGTTTTGGTAGCAACTGGCGGAAAAATCTTAGCAACTGATTACAATAGTATGCGTACTAATGTAACTGGTATTTTGGTTGCTTTGTGGGGCCAGAGTGCAACTAGTAGCAACGTATCTGCTACAGTTGACAGCGTTACCGAGGACCAACTATTTGATTTATATATTGATATACAAAAAGTTTCAGTACATCAAACTGGTGCTTTAGATGCTACTATAGCTGCTGTTAGTGCAGGAAACACTATCGGCGCAGATACTAGTTTCAACTTTAATACATCTACTGGTACTAAAACAGCTATCACAGATGGTACGTTAATGGGATTTAATGACTATATTAATGCTGTGACAACAATACAAAACTTTGATGATGAAGTAACAGGTTATCCCCCTCCTAACTTTGATATTAGTTCTCCAGAAACTAGCCAAAGAACTACTCAATGGGGCGGAGCAAGCGAAGTACAAAGTGTTTATCATGTAATGACTGTAACATGGACTAATGCATCACAAAGAGCATTTTTCTTCAATGCAGGTGGATCTATCAAGTTTGATGCAAGTCTAACAGGTTCAAGTGGTGCAAAAGGCACAGATTGGGCAAGTATGCTGTCTGCAATGGCAACTATTGATTTTGACAAATATGCAACAACTGCATCAAGTGGTACACCAGCATTAAACAGCGGTTTTGATGATCTAACTTCGAACTATCAGATTATTTTTACAAAAACAGGTAGTGGCGTATACGCAGATAACGATTATACAATATCTGCACGTTTAGATGGTACCACTGCTGTAAGATTTAGAATCGAGTTTAATGACGGCGATGTTGGTGAAGGTGGTCAAGGGATCGGCGGAGTTAATGATCCTATTGACGAAACTGTAACAGGAACACTAACAAGCAATGTTCGTACTAGTACACCAAATAGTAGTTTTACAGTTAATGCAGTAAACTATACAGCTTGTAGTCTTACAGCACCCACAATGTCTACAAGCACAAACATTTCTCAAGATTTAAGTACTCCTCCTACATAAAACTTGACTTTTTGTTTTCACTAATATATAATAATTTAAAAGGAGTTCTTCAATGGATGAAAGACTAGAAAAAGCTCTTGACTTCAGTAACTATATGATTACTTTAGACAATACAAAAAGAGTTTTAAAAGAACAATATCAAGATGATCTATTACATTTTTGTAATGGTGGGCAGTTTACAGTAACTCCTGGACTTGTAAGTTTTTGTCAAAGTTTATTAGCACTAGGGCAAGAAGAAACTGTGATTATTGATGATAATGATATTCCTATTCATATTGAAGATTTAAAAAAGTTTGCTAATGAAATGGTTAATGTTTACACAAAAGCTGCAAACAAGTATATTACAGAATATAACAAGTTAAAAGTAAACAGAACAGTTGAAGGTATTATTGAAGTATGAGTCAAGGTGTTGTACTTATAGCTAGAAATAATACCGAAATCGACTATATTAAACAAGCAGTTTTTCTTGCAAAACGTATAAGCAAGTATTTAAACTTGCCCACAACATTGATCACTGATAACATTGAATATCTACACAAAACTTATCCAAAAGATATAGATGTATTTGATAAAGTTATTGAGATTGACAATGATAAAAAGTATAGTTACAAAAAATATTTTGATGGTATTTTTTCAAAAAAACAACTAGAGTTTAAAAATGGAAATCGTAGTAGTGTATATGATTTAACACCATATGAAGAAACATTATTACTAGACACTGATTTTGTAGTATCTAATAATATTTTTAAAAATTGTTTTAACCAATCTAAAGATTTTTTGATATATGATTCTGCTTATGATTTTGCAGGGTGGAGAGATCCTAACGAGTTTACATATATAAGCGAAATAGGACCAAAGTTTTATTGGGCAACTTGTGTATTTTTTAGAAAGACTGAGCAAAATAAAATATTTTTTGATTTAGTATCGCACATACAAGATCATTATGCACATTACAGAAATCTATACAAATTAAATACAAATGTATTTAGAAATGATCATGCATTTAGTATTGCAATACATATTATGAATGGATTTACAGATAATAACTTTGCAGGTAAAATGCCAGGAACAATGTATTATTGCACTGACAAAGACGTACTTTTAGATTTACGAGAAGACAACTTTTTGTTTTTAGTTCAAAAAAGAAATGAAAGTAACGAATATACTCCTTTAAGAATAAAAGGTAGTAATGTGCATGTTATAAACAAGTACAGTTTGAATAGGATTATTGATAATGCCTAACTTTACTATGTTAGCAGAAAATAAAAACAGTGATTATATAAAGCAAGCCTATCTTGCTGCATGTAGTATTAAACGATATAATAAAAATGCAAATATCTGTTTGATTACAAATGATGAAGTAAGTGCAAAACAAAAAGCAGTATTTGATGAGATTGTAGATATTCCGTGGTATAGCGAAACTGAATCTAGATTTAGTGCTGAACACAGATGGAAAGTGTATCATGCTACACCGTTTGATAAAACATTTGTATTAGACACAGATGTATTAGTTTTAGAAAATATTGAACACTGGTGGAACTTTTTAGAAAAGAAAGATTTGTATTTTACATCAAATGTAAAAACTTACAGAGGAACAAAATACACAACTAACTACTACAGGCAATCATTTAGAACACATCAACTTCCTGATATTTATTGTGCATTATATTATTTTAAAAAGTGTGACTTTTCGCATAAGTTTTTTAAACTACTAGAAATGATAATGAATAACTGGGAGATGTTTTATGGACAGTTTGCAGGAGGTAAATACTTTCAGAAGTTTCCAAGTATGGATGTAAGTTGTGCTATTGCTGTAAAGTTGCTTAACATTGATAAACAAGTAACTAGTAATACAAGTTTTCCTAATATTACACACATGAAGTTGCACGGACAAGATTGGTGGGATATTAAGACCGAGACATGGCAAGATAAAGTTGGCGTGTATTTAGATAACGATTGCGACTTGTTTATTGGTAACTACAAACAATCTGGTGTTTTTCATTATACTGAAAAAGACTTCCTTACTGACGAAATAGTTGAGATATTTGAAAAAGGAATAGCATGAGCGTATTTGTAAATGTTGACAAATATGTGTCATTTGATGAAAATGGCACACTCTTAGGTATTTACAACAGAGAACCTACTGATGCAAACTACATCAAAGTAGAGCCTAGTGATGTGGAAACATTAATCACAGGTAAAGAGCAGTTTAGACATTATCTAGTTATATTTGATAGTGATCAAAAAAAGCATGTTCTAAAACATATCTATAATGAAGATAACTACATGCCAAATATCAATGATCAAATATTTAAACTTCCTAGAACAAAAAACAATCCAGACTTAACTGTAACACAAGACATAAAAAATAAAAAATGGACATTTACAGTTGCAGAAGAAATATGCGAAAACTTTAGAAAAAATAACTTAAACTTTAACCAAGTAATGGGTTTTAGTATTACACGTAAAAATAATCCAAATCATTTACATCGTTTTTTTACTATTGACATTTCTAGTGTGATTACAGGTGATTATTCTATTGACTTTGACAGCGATTTAGAACTTGACCCTGACGGGTTTAGCGTGTATACTTCTAAGAGACTAGAAAGTTATTATCACGAGGTATTACTATGACTGAATTTAGGGTATTAGATTATGATATAATTTACCTAAGCTATGATGAGCCAAATGCTGAAAAGAACTATGCAGACTTGTGCAAAAAGATTCCTTGGGCAAAAAGAGTACATGGTGTTAAAGGTAGCGATGCAGCACACAAAGCCTGTGCTGAGTTATCAGAATCTGATAGATTTATTACAGTTGACGGTGATAATATTATTAATCCTGACTTCTTAACAAAAAGTTTTAATTTAGATGATCACGAAGATGGACATTGGAATAAAAATGTTAGTTTAGATGAATGTGTAATCAGTTGGAGTGCAAAAAACACAATCAACGGATTAGAGTATGGCAACGGTGGTATCAAATGCTGGCCTAAGCAAAAAGTATTAACCATGCGTACTCACGAAAATGCTGATCCTAATAATGCACATGCACAAGTTGATTTTTGTTGGGATATTGAATACATTCAGATGAATGGTTGTTATAGTGAAATAATGAATAACGGATCTCCTCAACAAGCATGGAGAGCAGGTTTTCGTGAAGGTGTAAAGATGGCACTTGATAGAGGACTAAAGCCGACAGTAGAAGAGTTTCAGAAGAATCATTGGAAGAACTTGCATAGATTATATGTTTGGTTAATGGTAGGTGCAGATGTTGAAAACGGTGATTGGGCAACCTATGGTGCAAGAGAAGGCTTGTATAAAACTATGTGTACTGATTGGGACTTTGTAAATGTGCGTGACTTTGATTGGTTAAATGAATATTGGGATAATAAAGATATTTCGGATATTGATCAACAATCACAAGAACTTGGATACAAGTTGATCGAAGAACTTGAGTTGCCTATTGCTGCTGAGCCATTAAACGGCAATCAAAGTTTGTTCTTTAAAACTGTATACACCAATCCGCCTAGAACAGCAAAGAGATAATATGTCAGAAAACACAGACAAGTTAAAAAGTATTAATGCTATTACTACACGGCATTTTTCACCTACATTTTGTTTTGCAAAATGGTACCATACAACAATATATTTGCAAACAGGTGAAACACACAGTTGTTATCACCCTGCTCCGCATCAGATTGATGTTGACGAGCTCCTAACCAATCCTAGTGCGTTACATAATACAAAGCAAAAAAAGCAAGAACGCAGAGAGATGTTAGAAGGCAAACAATGCAATGGTTGTAACTATTGCTGGAATATTGAAAACATGGGCGACGATTATATTAGTGATCGACATATACGTAGTGGTAGTATTTACAGCGAAGAAAGATTACAAGAAGTAAAGTTTAATCCTTGGGACTTTAATGTTAATCCTGAATACATTGAGATTTCGTTTGGTAACGAATGCAACTTCCGTTGTGGGTATTGTCACCCGAAAGCCAGCAGTAGATATTATAACGAAATACGACAGCACGGTCCGTATGATATGGTTAAAAATCACAGAAATGATATTGATTGGTTCCGTGTATACGAAGAAGATCGCAACCCTTATTTACGTGCTTGGTGGAAATGGTGGCCCGAAGTTAGCAAGACACTGAACATTTTGCGTGTTACTGGCGGAGAGCCTACAATACAAAAAAGCACATACAGGTTGTTTGATGAACTTGAAAAGGATCCAAAGCCGCATCTTGAACTTAATGTAAACAGTAACTTAGGCGGTAAAGAAAAACAACTTGAAAAGTTTACCGATAATGTTAATAGTTTATTAAGCCAAAATAAAATCAAAGCATTTAAACTTTTTAGCAGTATTGATACTTGGGGCAATCGTGCAGAGTATATTCGTGACGGATTAGATATTGAAGTTTTTGAACGTAACCTAGATTACTTTATGCGCAATACAACTGCACCGGTGACATTTATGATTACGTTTAGTCTTTTTAGTGTAACAACATTTGAAACACTACTTGAAAAAATGTTAGAATGGCGCCGTAAATACAACGATGTTAACAGTGGTAGATGGCAAAGAATACATTTCGATACACCATATCTAAAAGAACCTTTGCAATATGATATAAATATTTTGCCCAAAGAACAATACTTACCTTACATGGAAAAGCATTTACAGTTTATCAAAGATAATGTGCAAGAAGGTAGTAAACATCATTTTAGTGAACTAGAGTATGAAAAGTTTCGCAGGGTAGTTGATTATATGAAAACTACTCAATACACACCTGATAGAGTTAGAGAAGGACGTAGAGACTTTTGGAACTTTTTTAAAGAACAAGATCGCAGACGTAATCTTGACTTTGAAGCTACCTTTCCTGAAATGAATGACTTTTTTGAGTTGTGTAAGGAAGCTAATGGATTTTGATAAAGAAAAGTTATTGAACAGTAAAACGTTTTGTATGTTTCCGTGGATACATATGAATGTTACGCCAAAAGGAGATGTATATCCTTGTTGTAGCAGTGATTATACAGATCCGTTTGATAATGTAAAAAATAAACCTTTGTCTGAAATATTCAACGATGATTTGATGCGTGAACTGCGTTTGCGTATGCTCAATGATGAAAAAAGTAGTATTTGTGAATATTGTTACAAACATGAGAAAAGTTCACCTTTTAGTTTTAGAACTTATAGTTTGGAAAACTTTAGCAAATATTTTGACGAAGTTGTTCCTACTACACAAGAAGACGGAACTGTACCTGAGTTTAAAATGAGATACTTTGATGTCCGTTTCAGTAATATTTGTAACTTTAAATGTAGAACATGTGGAGCAGAATTTAGCAGTCAGTGGGCACAAGAAATGAAACAGCACGATCATGTTCCGCCTAACTATAGGATTATAAATCATGCAGATTCTAGTGGAAAACTTTTAGAAGAAATCAAGTCACAAGTTTGTCATATGGATATGGCATATTTTGCAGGCGGCGAACCCTTAATCACTGATGAACATTATCAAATATTAGAAGCCATGATCGAAGGTGGTTATAACAAACAAATCACATTACGTTACAACACAAACATGAGTAACTTTAAATATAAGAAATATGATGTTCTAGATTTATGGAGCCGATTTAAAAAAGTTGAAATCAGTGCCAGTTTAGATCATTACGGTAAACGTGCTGAATACTTGCGACATGGAACAGACTGGGGAGTAGTTGAAGAAAATCTAAAAAGTATTAGAAACTTAGATTTTATTGATTATCAGTTTAACACTGTATTGAGCGTATTTAACTATAGAACACTAGCAGATTTCTTTACATACCTAATGGAAAAAGATTTATTTAGACATAAAGATAGTATTAGTATATATAGGGCTATTACACCTAGTTATTTTTGTGCCCATGCAATGCCAAAAAATCTTAAAGAAATCGGGAATAGCAATAATCAAAAGTTATATAACTTTATGCAAAACGATAACTGGTGGCCTGCTTTACACGTCAAAGATGCAGTAAGTTTTGCAAATGAGCAAGATACATGGGACGAACAAAAAGAACAGTTTCAACATCATATACAAAGACGTGACGAAATACGCAACGAAGATTTTTGTAAAACCTTTCCAGAACTTGCGGAGATGATGGATGGATAAAGAACATTTATTAAAAGAAAACAAGGCATTTTGTATATTGCCATGGATTCATATGCATGCCTGGCCTGACGGAAGAGTTATGCCTTGTTGTATTGCTGACAGTGATCAACCATTTGCAAATCTTAAACAAAGTAGTATCGAAGAAGCCTGGAATAGTGACAGGTATAAAGAACTACGTCTTGCAATGCTTAATGGAGAACGTTTAGATTGTTGTAGACGTTGCTATGAGTTAGAAGATAGAACATATGTGTGGACATTACGGAAAAATCACAATCATTGGTATGGAGACAAGCATTTTGATCTTGTAAGACAAACCAACGATGATGGTAGTATTGATGAAATGCGTATGGTATACCTTGATGTACGCTTTAGCAATATATGTAATATGAAATGTCGTAGTTGTGGACCAGAACTTAGTAGTTTACATGCTAAAGAACATGGCGAGTTATATGGTAAACATGAAGTTGCAAATATTCTTAATAACGACGGCGAGATTATTATTAATATTGCAAAACAAAATAACTTCTGGGAAGACTTGCAAAAATATTTGCCAGACTGTGAAGAAGTATATTTTGCTGGAGGTGAAGCACTTATCACCGAAGAACATTACAAAATACTAGACAAGTGGCTTGAAACTAACAAAACAGATGTAGCTTTACGCTACACAACTAACTTTAGTAACTTCAAGTACAAACGTAAAAGTATACTTGAGTATTGGAAACAGTTTAGAGATATACATGTTAGTGCAAGTTTGGATTGTAATGGTGCAAGAGCAGAATACAGTAGACACGGCACAGATTGGAATGTAATCGAACAGAACCGTTTACAGATGATGGAAGAAGTTCCTCATGTGCATTTTGAGTTAACTCCTACCATAAGTTTATATAATGTTTGGAACTGGCCCGATTTCCATATGGATTGGGTTGAAAGAGGACTTGTTGATATTGAGAATTGTAGATTAAACATGCTTACTGGGCCTGACTTTATGCGTGTTGATTATATACCCGAACATTACAAACAAGAGTTACGTGCAAAATATATCGATTACAAAGCCTGGGCATTTGATAAAATCAAAGATAGAGCAGTTGCAAAACCTGAAATAATCAAAGATGTAATAGGCAAAATTGATAGTGTAATACAGTTTTTTAATGCAGGCACACTCAACGAAGATAAACTTAAACAGTTTTTTGAAAACAATCATCGTCTCGATCAATACAGAGGTGAAGATTTTTGGAGTACATTTCCTGAAATGGAGTGGTTAAGAAGTTATGTCTAAGTTACTCAAAATCACTCCAATGGCAGAGCCTTACGCATGTATTACTTGGCAAGTCAACAACTTTTGTAACTTTCAATGTACATATTGCAATCCTGGTAACTGGGCAGGCGATGTAAGAAACAATGGTAATCTAGATCAGTATATTGAAAATGTAACAAAAATATTTCAAACGTACAAAGATAAAGGTTACAAATATTTTAAAATATTCTATAGTGGCGGCGAACCTACTCATTGGGAAAACTTTATTCCTCTTACAGAATATTTAAAAGACTGGTTAGGAGATACTCTAACAGTTAGTGTTAATACAAACTTATCTCGTCCTGTAAAATATTGGCAACAACATCATCATTTATTTGATGATATTATTGCAAGTTTTCATATTGAGTTCAGTAAAAAAGATAGATATATTGAAAATGCAAAGTTTTTGTGCGACAAAGTAAACTATTTGTGTACAAAAATGCTGATGCACGAAGAACGCTTTTGGGAGATTGTTGAGTTTGGAAATCGGGTAAGAGAAGAAGTACCAAACTATAACTTAGAATGGACACCTCTGTTTGATGAAATGAGTGTGAATGCAGGACCTTGGGAGTACAGTGATCCTGAAAAAGTAAAGTTTTTAGAAGAAGCACAGTTTGAAACTGTTGAAAAACTTCCCAAGCCTTACAATCCAAACAAAGCTGTAAGCATGGCACATTATACTGATACTATTGAACCTATTAACAGTAACAAGATTATTGCTGCTAGACAAAACTTTTTTAAAGGATGGAAATGTTTTGTAGATGATGCACTGTTTATTAATCCTAGAGGGGAAATCAGCAGTGCAAGTTGTGGTGTAGGACGAAATCATGGTAATATTTTACAAAAAAACTTGCAATTTACTACAAGACCTGTTATATGTAGTAAAGAGCATTGTCATTGCGGAACTGATATTATTATACCAAAAGAACGATTATGAATATAGAAGAATGGCAAATATTTTATAAGTATCAAAACAGAGGAATGGTACGTCCTAACATTGTTTATGTTCCTCGCATTAGTCCAAATAAAAGCATATTTTGTATGCAATATCAATATGATCGCAGATACTTTTTTGATAGAGCAGGATATACCCAAGCGCATATCGATTTCTTTTTTGAAAATGAATGCAAATGGCTAGAGCATGTTCAAAAAGAAAAGTTTGCTCCAGAGATTATTGATATCGATAAAAAGAAACAACTGATATTTTTCAAATGGTATGATACAAGTTTAAATCATTTAATAGAAAAAGCCAAATGGAAGAATGATTACACAAATAAAGTAAATGATGTTCTTGATGCATTAGAAAAACATAATATGATTAAAATGAACTTTTATCCTCATAATGCATATTTAGATGATAATGATAATGTACGCATACATGATTTTTATGCATGTGCTAGTTTAAACTCTCCTTATATCCATATGGATAAAATTGAAGTTATTTTAGGTAATATCAACAAGTTTTATTATGAAAGACATACAACTGACGGATTAGTAAATCTCAAAGATATGTATATTGAAGTTATTAAAAATAATAGAGGAGAATGGCCAGTTTGTCTAACTACAAATTTACAAACTTACTAATAAACGGGTGTAGTCATTCTGCAGGTAGTGAAATATTTAGAAGTGGACTAGGAGATCACCCAGAAAACAGGAAAAGATCTTTTGGAGCAAAGTTTGCTAATAGGCTAGGAGTATCCAAAGTTGATCTAAGTGTGCCTGGTGCAAGCAACGATTATATTGCAAGAACAACTTTATTTTATATATTAGATAATCCTAGACGTGCAAAAAATACACTGTTTCTTATACATTGGACAGGAGAACATAGAACAGAAATGTTTTATGATACACCTGATGATAGTGCAAATGATGTATATGATTATGTAGATTATACACCTGATAAGCAATCAGGTCATGTGCATCATGATCATAGTAGTAAGCTATTTCCAAGAAAGTTTAACAATAATCAAAAAGTTCTACGTAAACATTTATTTTATAATTCTACGCATTGGTATGTGCAAAGATATTTGAATATTATACAAACACAGGCAAATATACAAAATATCGGAGCTCAGTTTATTTTTGCAAATGCTTTCCAAGCCTGTAAAATAGGAGGCAGATATCAGTTTTATAGAAACAAAGTCGATAGGACTAGATTTAAAAACTTTGATAAGCCAGAAGAAAGTTTTTGGGAACATTGCAAGAGCCGCGGGTTTGATATTAGCGGACAAAAGTATTGGCACCATAAAGAAGATGCACACCAATACTGGGCAGATAAACTATTCGATGATTATTTCACCTAGTTCCGCATTTATTCTGTTGTAAAAGTCTGGTATCAGTTTTATTTGATTATGATTGTGTACTAGTATTTCTTCCATATCCTCATACATAAGCCTCATTTCTTCGATTGTAAATGAATCTATGTATTCAATTGTTTCGCATATCCTTGCAAGTCTATCTTTGTTGCTTATAATATCATCATAATCTTCTGGCCAATACTTGTCAAATGTTTTAAATCCCATATCTTTAAGCATTTGCAAAACACCTGGTGCCCCGCACAATAAAAATGGTCTGTAACTTTTGATAGCATTGAGTGTTTTTTCACTTATGTTAGGCCATGGTTGTGTAACACGACTTTCTTGCACAATAGCACAAAAACTTTCAAAATATGTATCTGTAGGATCGTGCGTAGTTCTTGCGTTGCCGCCTGCGTCTTCTGGTTCTATACTATCATTTGGTCCTTTTTTTGTAGGGTTATTGACAGCAAAACTTAGTGGAACTTTTTGTTGCAATATATCATTGCCTAGCAGTAATGTTTTAGATAGTGTTGGATGACGCAGTTCAAACTCTTTCCAAGAAAACCACATTCTACGTTTCATGTCTTCATTTGTCATTCCAAAATAAAAACTAACATTGTTAGTATCTATCATATTTTTTCCTGCTAAAAACGCAGTGATAAAATGTCTACTTGGATCATAACGCCATGCTCCGCTCCAAAACTTTTTTTGTATTTTTTCGGGAAAAAACTCAGGAGGCATTTCTTCTCTATTTTGGATAAAGTTTTTTCTGTCTCTAAGTTTTACATGACATGTCCACCATTCAACAAAAAGGTCCATAGACAATAGTTTTAGATTTGGATATTTTGGTTGATAATATTCCCAACATTTATAATCTGTGCAATATACGTTTACATTTTCAAATCCATGACGCCCTGCCCATTCGTTTAAACTGTCGAGTTCGTATGCTCTAATATCTTTAAGTTCGTCGGGTGAGTTGTCTATTTTTAATATATGAGGTTGTTTGTATTTTTCAGGATTGTATTTGTAGTGTGTAAGAGGTTCATAAAAATAAAATCCTAAAGTTTTACTTGCTAATATTTTTCTATGTTGTTCGGTGATAATCAAACTATCTAAATAGTCAATAGTGTGTGTACCGTTGAATACAGCAATAGGATGACTACTGTCAGTTATATTTGATTCTCGTATTAAATCGACAAGTTGTTCTATTTTGCTGATATCTTGCATAGATCGTCTTTCGCCATTACTTCCAATAAGTTCGGGCAAAAGATTATTTTTTGGTCTAAAATATATTCCCATAAACCAGTTTGACAAGTTTTTGTATCCTTTAGCATTAAATATATTAGATATTTATAGGAACATTTTATGGAAGTACATGATAACGGTTTGTTGATAAATCCTGAGCGTATAAATCAAACTATGGCATTTATGGGTCCAGAAGAAGAAGAAGCGTTTAAAAAAGAGTGTGAAAGAAACCCAGAATGGGAATGGGCAAATCTTCCTATCGAATATAAGTTTAATGAATTTGGGCATAGGACAAAATCTTTAAAAGATTTGAGTCCTGGGTTTATGATGACATTTGGTTGTAGTTATACCGAAGGTGTTGGATTACGTCACGAAGACACATGGTCTTGGAAAGTAGCCGAAGCAAGATGTACAGATGTATATAACGCAGCAGCACAAGGAACAGGTTGCGATGTAGCATGTTATCAAGCATCACAATGGATTAAAAACGGATTTCCTATTCCACACCTAGTTATTGTTCAGTGGCCTGCACATACAAGAAAAAGTTTTGTTCTAAATAAAGATGATCATTTCGGTTTTAAAGATATGGCCGAAGATAACGGTATTGATGGCAAATGGTATAGACGAAGATATATTATGGACGAGGGTGAGTGTATCTGGAACAATCGTTTGTGGTTTGATCATTTTAATCTGTTATGGAAAAGTGTTGGTGTTCCTGTGCTTAACTTCACATGGGAAATGGATTATCAACCTATACTTAGAAGTCCTTATCAAGTTTGGCCTATTAGATGTAAAAATGGTAGTATGAAAGCAAGAGACCTAATGCATGATGGCATCGAGTGGCATCAAGAAACTGCTAATAAAATTTTACCGTTGTTAGATTTACCCGACTTCACGAACAAGATCTAGTGTGCAACAATGAAAACACCCACCTAGTGTTCTAGCATGACGCAATGGTAGCATAGCACATTCTATTCCATGTGCTTCTAATGCTTTACGAGTTGGCTCTTGATGTTCTTCTAATACAACCAAGTTTGGATTAACACTAAACAAGTTAACATTCCACGTCCATATACTACTATTACATAGTCCTGGATAGTGTCCAGCATCAACAGGGTCTGGTGCCCAAATAATATCCCAATCGTTAAAAGGAGCAGGTAAAACATCTTTGTCTTTAATACGACTTGGATTAGCTAAAAGCAGTCCTTCACGAAGGAAAGCAACGGTGCTATCTATATGCATGTAACTATACACATTTTCAAGTCTGTGCACACGTACATCTCCTGGTTCCATAAAATCGTATCTTGGTTTATTAATAAAATCTTGTAAATATGCAGCACCTGCTTTGTTACCACTATTGCTGACCAAGTACAAAATGTCATCATTTGCACGTATAGCATTAGCAGCGTCAAAACAAGGTGCTACTTCAGTGAGGGCAAGACGATCAGGATCGCCTACACAAGTTTCATCGTACAGGTTAGTTCGATCAATCCGATGAGACATATTAACACCTGCTATGTGAGGGAGCATGTGATGAAACTCGTTGGTTCTTGCTGTTAAACTCATAGGGGCAGCAAGTAGTTTTTGGCCATGAACAAATACAGTATCACGTGGGCAATAGTTGTAATATTCAACATCTGGTGTACGTTTAGGTCTTACAACTTCAACGCCTTCACCTTCTAAAAATTTTACAAACGTCTCAAGATCTTCGTTGCTTTCTTCTACAACTTGATCTGGATATAAACCAGCCTTGATATCGCTTACATCTTTTTTGTCTGCATAGTTGATACAACGTAAACTTATATCCATTTCGGGAATACGGCAATAATCGGCTACGCCAACTACAACCTTCTTTAGTGGATCCCACTCATTAGTGCTATAAATATTCATACTATATTTAAGGATTATATATGGGTAGATTATTCACTTTTGGTTGCAGTTTTACTAGCTACATGTGGCCAACTTGGGCAAACATTGTTGCATATGATCAAGAAGCAGAACACTACAATTTAGCATTGCCTGGTTTAGGAAATGTTGGAATACATCATAGGATTATCGAGGCAGATATAAAATACAAGTTTCAGCCCGAAGACAAAATAATGATTTTATGGACCAGTTTTAGTAGAGAAGACAGATTTATCGACGGACGTTGGCAAGCAGAAGGTAGTGTGTTTAATGCTGGTTGTAGATACGATAACCGTAGTTGGCTCAAAAATCACTGGAGTATGCAAAACGATCTTGTAAAAAATATGACTGCTATTATTACAGTTAATAAGTTGTACAAGGATAATATTATTTGGCAAGGGCATAGTTTTACTCCATATAATAATGAAGCAGCACTAATATACGACGAATCAGAACACTATAACTTGCTTAAAGATTTTTATTCAAAAGAAATACCTCACATAGATTGGCATATGTTTGAAACTAATAAACCTTTTGGTACACTACAAGATAGTCATCCTGATATACTAGGTCATTTGCAAAAAGTTAGAGATTGGATTTATCCAAGTTTAGGACTAGAGTTAAGATCTAAAACTGAAGATCGTTTTACACTTATGCAACATTTTATTGTCGATTTTGTATTAGAAAATAAGATTAAGGAAGACTTAGACAAAGTATATGATTTTATACATCGCAATCTTTATTTACGTGATGATTTTCAAGATATTAAAAAGTATTCAAGAAATATTTATGTTTTTGAAGATATGGAGTTTAGTTAAATCTGGATAGTCTTCTGTGCCCCAAATTTTTGGTAAGGTACTTATTGCGTCAGATAGTTTATCTAAACCTAGTTGTGCAGTTTCTGGAGTCATATAATAATGATATCCCATAGTTGAAATATCTTGTTCAGCCCATGGTGCATCTCTATGACGCCCGTCATAACCTAGTTTAATAAGAGCATCTCTATCCTCTTTATTGTCTAATAATATTACACCACCTCTGCCTAAACTCAAATGTTTTTTGTATTGAAAGCTGATACACATAAAGGTACCCGGTATATAACTATACTGTCGCCACATAGTTGCAGCATCTATTATTTCATCAGTAATATAATAATATTCTTTCCATCTATCTTTTGCAAAGTTCCATTTTATATTAAGTTTACTAAAGGTCATAGGAATGCTCAAGTAAGTATTTTTAGGACATTTTGCTTGATTTACTTGTTTATAACGTAAACATAGTTCAACAGCATGTGTACAACAATCTGTGCTCACTGCATAAGGTGCACCAAAAAAATCAGCTATTCTGTTTTCAAATGTGTTAACTATGTCAAACATAAGTATATTTATGTATGAACTAGAGAACCATCATGACAATACTGGTAGATATGTGTTTTATGCTTGGGGGCCTGACGGTCCAGAACCTGTCGAAAAAGCATTACGTCATCCTCGAACCAAAGAAATAACTATAGTAGGACCCGAAGAGTGGGAACCTGTGCTTTTAGGCGGCGATCGTGACACTGTAGATGAAACTTTAAAGTTTGCCGAAAGGAAAAATATTAAATTAAATGCGTATTATGGTGCAGTTATGGATAAACAACTTAATACTAGATATCAGCATATAGATTTTAATATCAAGCATTGGCCTAATTATTTTGGACATAGAATAGCGTATAGAAGCAAGTTTGGCATTTATCCTCAGAAGCCTGAAGCAGATATTCTGAAGAAACATTTTGTATCAATGAATGGACGTCCCCATTGGTGGCGCTGTATGTTCATTGACAAACTTTTTGGAAAAGGTTTGTTTGATTACGGGTATATTAGTTGGCATGAGTTTGATTACGAAGATTATCATACATTATGGGATTTTGAATACTGGGAACCTAAAAACTTAGAGTTTGACAGCGATTTTAAACAAGACAACGGTATGTGCGATATATTCGTACCTCCAAAAGAGTTTAAGAACAGTGTTTTTAGCATAATAAGTGAAAGTAATCTAAACTGTCTGTTTTTAACAGAAAAAACATATATGGCAATCTATCATACTCGTCCGTTTATTGTTTGGGGTGTTCCTTACACGCATAGATATTTAAAAAATATAGGTTTTAAGTTATTTGATAATGTTATTGACTATAAGTTTGATAAAATAGAAGATGACGAAAAAAGATGCGAAATGTTTATTCAACAAGTACATGACTTTTGTCTTATTGATAAACAAGAGTTACACAAACTTACAAAAGATGCAGCAGAATACAACTTTGAAGTTTTTTTAGATCATTTAAAAACAAAAAAGTTTGTTCCTGAAGGGTTTGAAAAGTTTTGTATTGAAAATATTGATAACCACAAACAGCTTTTAACATATTTAGAATGTGTAAATAGTTATGAGCCATTAATGGAGTTTTTAAAAAGTTAACATGAGAATATTACTAACAGGATCTAGCGGATTTATTGGGCAGCATTTGTTGCCAAGATTGAAAACAATCGGAGAAGTATTTGAACTAAAAAGTGATCTTACACATCATACAGGAGTACAGCAAGAGGTAAAAGAAATCAAACCCGATATTGTTGTACACTTGGCTGCTCGCACAGAAGTACAAAAAAGTTTTTATGAGCAGGTAAGTTTTAGTGAAGTAAACTACGTAGGAACAGTAAATCTTATCGAAGCATGTAGAGCTGTTGATCCTATGCCATATTTTGTGTTTGCAAGCACAATGGAAGTTTATGGATGGCAACCTATTAGTGACGAGGTAGAACAAACTGGCACATATGTAAATAGTGTTGCATTTGACGAAAACACTACCCCTCATCCTAATGCACCATATGCAGTTGCTAAGTATGGTTGTGAAAAGTATTTAGAATATGCAGAAAGAGCATATGGATTAAACTGGGCAAGTTTTAGACAAACTAATGCATATGGTCGTAAAGACAATGATTTCTTCGTAACAGAACAAATCATTAGTCAAATGCTCAAAGGTGATACTTGTAATCTAGGTTATGCCGAACCATACAGAAACTTTATTTACATTGAAGATTTGCTTGATGCATGGATGGCAGTTATTACAAACGGCGATAAAGTCAAAGGCAACATATTTACTATTGGTCCAGACGACCCACGGAAGATTAGACATTGTGCAGAATATATTGCAGAACAACTAGAATGGACTGGACAAATCAATTGGGATACAAAAGATCCTCGTCACGGAGAGATTTGGTGGCTAAACAGTAATCATAATAAAATCACCGAAGTTACGGGATGGGCACCTAAAATTACCTACGAAGAAGGAATAGATAGGACCATTCATCATTGGAAACAAATAATCAACTAAACTACTGTGATGTAAAACACACAAGATACATTGAGCCATTTAACTTACACACAAAAAAATACAGTGAATGGTTAGCTAATCCTAGTGGAAAATATTTCTTTATAGTTCCTATTGCAAATATATTCAACTGTGAGGATAAAATACAAGAAGCAAAAAACAACAAAGATGTTTATGTTTTGTTTTCCGATGTATTAGAAGGATATGCACTTAGATATTTTCCAAAACTTTATGAATGCACACAAAAATATGATTGTATTAATAAGATATATTTTGCTACAGGTTTATATCAAGCAGAAGCTGAATATAATCGTTGGTTGCGTGAAAAGAAACTTAAAAAAACATTTGAAGTATTTTATTATCCTGAATGGTATCATAGAGTATACGACAACTATTATGATCAGCCATTAGACGATATTCATCTAATAAGAAAACATAACTTTTTTTGTTGTCTAAATAATCGTCCACGAGCTCATCGTATGCAAACTGTTGCCTACTTGAATCATTTAAACATGTTACAATACGGCAGAGTAAGTTGCTTAGACAATCACTACGAAAGAGATACAAATAAACTAACACCTGAACAACTTTTATTTCCTTATAGTCAAAACTATAGCGATAAACATAAACAAATATTAAAAGAACAAACAACTGAACTTTGGAAAAAGTTACCTTTAAACATCGATACAACAGACTTTTCTCAAGGTTGTCGCCCGCATGATTACAATAGAGAAATATATGAAGATTGTTTTTTAAATATAGTGACTGAAACACATTATCATGAAGTACATCAAAAACATTATCATATATTTTTAAGTGAAAAGATGTGGAAGCCCATTGTTTGTAAACAAGCGTTTATAGTGATAGGTCCAAAAAATACATTACAATATCTAAAAAAACTTGGCTTTAAAACATTTTCGTGTATAATAAACGAAAGCTATGATTCTGAAGACGAAAATACAAGATTGTTTAGTGCAATTGATGCGTTGAAAGAAGCAATGATGAAATATGATAGAGCCACAATGATACATCTAACTAAAGATATACGTAAACACAACTTAGAACATTTTTTAAGAATACAAAAACAAATGGTTAAAACATGTTGGTAGATTTAGATGATGTTGCATTTTGGATGGATGCAATACGCAACAGTGAAAACCACTTTGGTGTGCTTGAAAGTTTTTGGAAAGGACAACTCAAAAGCAAAGTATGGCTTGTAAACCAGTTATCTAAACATGTACCCGACAAACCTCTCAATATAGTAATACATGGCGGCTGGAATGGCGTGCTTGCAAGTTTGTTATTTAACAGCAATATGAAAATAAATGACATTCGCAGTGTAGACATTGATTCAAGTTGCGTAGAAACTGCAAATATGATTTGTAAAAGACAAGAAATGTCAGGCAAGTTTAATGCTATTACTGCTGATATGTGTGAATATGAATATGAGTTTGATCCTGATGTTGTTATTAATACAAGCACAGAACATATTAGTCAAGAACAGTATGATAAATGGTTATCTAAAGTGCCTTCGACTAGTTTAATAGTTCTACAAAGCAATAACTATTATGACTTGCCTGAACACATTAGATGCTTTGCCAATGTAGTAGATTTTTATGAACATAGTAAACTTAGATATATAAAACAGCATGACACTTTAGAACTGCCTTTATACAATCGATTCCTTTTGATTGGAGAAAAATGAACAAAGACTTGATTGCAATGGTGCAAAACACTATTGCTGAAAAAACCACTCCAACATTTTGTGCATTGCCGTGGATACACATGGCAACAAGACCCAACGGAGACATGAGATTGTGTTGCAGTGCTAATGCTAGTGGTGCAGGATCGGATCACACAGTAGGATTAGTCAAACAAGAAAACGGTGATCCTATCAACTTCAACACTGTCACACCTATGCAAGCGTGGAACAGTGATTACATGAAAAGTGTGCGCACAACCATGATGGAAGGTGCAGTGCCTGCAAGTTGTACCAAGTGCTTTGCCGAAGAGTCGCAGGGTGTTGTTAGCAAACGCCTATGGGAAACAGGAACATGGATGGAGCGTGGACTCAATGTAGAAGAACTGCTCAACGAAACAGACAAAGATGGTAGTTATAAAGAAGAACTGCAATACTTGGATTTGCGATTAGGACACACATGTAATATCAAGTGTGTAATGTGTTCACCTCATGACAGCAGTAAGTGGGTAAAAGACTGGAAAGTGCTAGAACCACAACTGGAAGATCCTGAAGTAAAGCGACAAATGCAATGGGACAAAGCTGCTTTCAACAACAAGTGGCATGAAAATGAAATATTCTGGGAACAGTTGTACAAGCAAATACCCAACTTGAAGGAAGTGTACTTTGCAGGTGGCGAGCCATTAATGATTGCAGAGCACAAAAAGTTTATTGAAGAAATAGTACGCAGTGGGCATAATACACATATTAGATTGCGATACAACACCAACGGTATTCTTGTAGACGAGGATCTTATCGAACTTTGGAAACACTTTGATCTAGTAAAAGTGGGTGTAAGTATTGATGCTGCTGGCCCTAGAAACAACTACATTAGGTACCCAACAGATTGGGCAACTGTAGAACGCAACTTGCACATGTTGGATCGCACACCTGACAACATTCGTCCAAGCATTGCCACTGCTATACAAATATTCAATATCAAGCATTTGCCTGATTTTATACATTGGAAAAACACACAAAACTTCAGCAAAGTAAACACTGAAATGATTAGGGGTGTTAGAGCAGGCGGCGGCTTAATAAACATGCATTTGCTGTATATTCCAACATTTATGAGTATACAAATATTGCCCAAAGAGGACAAAGCAGAAATAAGAGATTTGTTTGCCAAGTTCAAAAGTTACTTGTACGACTTTTACACAAAGGATCCTGTGTTTTGGGAACAGAATCCATATGGTTGGCGCCGTTGGGAAGCAATACTAAATCACATGGATGCACAGGACAACAGTCATTTGTTGCCAGGCTTCAAAGAGTATGTAAACAAACTAGATGCAATAAGAGGAGTAAATGCACGGGATGTATTTCCTGAACTTGCACATTTGTTATGATAAAGTCGATATCCAACAACAGCACTAGATTACGCATTGAAATAATGTTGGGCAATCTCTGCAATTTCAAATGCAGTTATTGTTTTCCTGACAGTAACAGCGGTACTATGCCTTGGCCAGATGAAGAACTTTTTTACAACAACTTAAGACATTTGTTACACAGTTACAACAAACCTGTGATATTGTATTTCATCGGCGGCGAACCTACTATATGGAAAGGCTTACCGTCTGTGATGCACAAACTCAAAGCAGAGTTTGATGTTGTTTATCAAATAAGCACCAATGGCAGCAAAAGTATCGGTTGGTGGAAACGGCATATAGATTGTTTTGACATAGTAAATGTAAGCATACATCACGAATATACCAAAGTTGAGCATAGCAAAGCATTGTTAGATTTACTGTATCAACACAATATAGAGTGCAATGCAGATGTGTTGATGGATCCGTTGTGTTTTGACAAATGTGTTGATATAGTACATCAGTTGACAAATAGTGAATATCCGTTTACAGTTATAGCAAAGCCTGTGATAGGTCCTACAGAATACACAGAAGCACAAAAAGAATACTTGAGCAATAGTGTTAAAAGGTATCCAGAACTTGATTGGTACAAAAACGCTGCACGAGTGCCGCAAACACGAATATTAGTCGAAACAGACACAGACACTATAGAACTTGACAACGACAACTGGTTTCACATAAATGGATACAATAACTTTGTAGGATTTTATTGTAATCTTGGATTAGATGTTTTAAAAATATTTAGAGACGGAGCGTTAACTGGAAACTGTCAACAGCATTTATACGATTGTAACTTTTATGATGCTGATTTTGTAAACAAGTTTACAGCAAGAACAGAGCCTGTGATATGTGAGCAATCATACTGTGGATGTAGTGGAGAAATGGGAGCAACAAAATGGACATTTTAAAACCTGTAAATCCTAAAATGTTTGATGTGCAATGGGAAACAACTCTCAAGTGCAATCTAGATTGTTCTTACTGCGGAGACGGTCATGATAACAAAACTGATCATCCTGACTGGCAGGATTGTTTGTCCACTGCTGATTTTATAGTTGAATATACCAGTAGAATATTAGACACAAAGCCTGTAGATCAACAGTATGCAGGTATCAATATACAAGGTGGTGAAAGTTTTTTTCAGCCTGGTATACTCAATGTTTTTCAACACTTGCATTACAGAATAAAAGACACAGGAAAAAATATAAATGTGAGCACTATCACAAACGGTGTTGTAGGAAAGAAACTGTGGCATAGAATGATGCAGTACATTGATTACTACACTGTTACCTTTCATGCCGAAACAGAACCAAAGCAGGTAAAGATTTTCAAACACAATGTATTGGGATTAAAAGTTGCTAACAAACAGTTTCAAGTCAACATAATGATGCATCCAAAGCATTGGGAAAAATGTGTAGCTATGGTTGAGTGGTGCAAAAAATCAAATGTGCCTTACCACTTGAGAGAAATAGATCATCATTGGTTAGATTTTAGATTCAACTACAATGCTGAACAAGTAAAATACCTGCGTGGAGAATCTCCTACCAAGTTAAACAAAAAATTGTTGGCTATAATCACTCGTGGATTTAACACCAGTGACAAAAGAGCTTGTTGCGGTGGAGCAAAACTTTGTGCAGATGGATGCACTGTGGACAAAGTTGAAAATCGTTTTGAAGGGTGGCATTGTAGTGTAGACAAACATTTTTTATATGTGCAACAACACAGCAAAATGGTTTACACCAACAAAGACTGTAGAATGAACTGGGACGGTGGTATAGGTCCTATTGGTACACTTAACAACACAAAAGAAATATTGGACAGGCTAGGCACCACTGACACAATAGTGTGTAAAAAGAAATCATGCTGGTGCGGTGTATGTGCACCCAAAGCAAGGACGAAAGCATTATATGATACCATTTAAAGAAATAAAAACTGTACATATAGAACTTACAAATCGATGCCAGGCATCGTGTCCTATGTGCGATCGCAACTGGCATGGAGGATTGGAAAATAGTCGTATTAGCATAGCAGATTGGACGATACACGATTTTAAAAAAGTATTTCATAAAGAAATTATATCTTCAATAGAACATTTTTATATTTGTGGTAACTTTGGAGATCCAATGATATGTAAAGACATATTACCAATATTGCAGTATATTAAAGAATACAATCTAAGTGTGGAAATACACACAAATGGAGGTATGCATACACCAGCTTGGTGGCAAAGTTTAGTTTCATGCTTACCAAAAAAACATAAAGTTATCTTTAGCATAGATGGTTTAAGCGATACACACAGTATGTATAGAATAGGAACAACATATGATAGAGTGTTATCCCATGCAAAACATTTTATGCTCAATGGGGGTAACGCTATATGGAGTTTCTTAGCATTTAAACATAACGAACATCAGATTACTGAAGCAAAAAAACTTAGTAAAGCATATGGATTTTCAGATTTTTATTTGAAGCACAGTAGTAGGTTTGCTTTCGATGATAGTTTTGCAGTATTTGACAGTAAAATACGTTTTCAATATTTTTTATATCCTAGCTCACAGGCAAATAATATTCAATTATCAGACAATGAGATAAACAACATTCAAGATTTTGTTGACAATACAAATATTTCTTGTTATTCAAAACATGCTAAAGAAGTTTATATTGATGCCCATAAAAACCTTTTTCCGTGTTGTTTCTTGGCAAGTATTCCTTATCAGCCTTATGAAAATCCTAAGTTAGATGATATACGATTACATATTGAATCTCAGTATAAGGAGTTATTAGCAGATCTTGGTAATACAAATGTTTTAGAAAAAGATATTAAACAAATAGTAAACGGAAAAGAATATCAAAACGTTTGGCAAAAATACTGGACTATTAATAAACTGTATACTTGTGCTAGGACTTGTGGGGATAAACTTGTATCCCCAAGTGAACAAATTAGTAGTGCCAATAAGGTAACAAGTTAAGATCTCCTGCTCGTTGATCAAAGTGTACCATTGCTCCAATATTATCTGCAAACTCAATAATTTTCTGTTCTTTTTGTTTTCTATATTCTGTGCTATAGAATGGAGTAGTGCATTCGAAACAAAAAACATTACTCATTTCGATATATGTAAGTCCTCCGTTAAATCCTATCATTTCGATAAAGTCTTCTGTGTTAGCTATAACATCAATAACGTGATATTCTGCACTCAAATGACTTGTTTTTTCTTTAATGTATTCTATTGCTTTAGGTGAATGATCAAAAAACTTGTAATGAGTATCAGGTCTGCCTATGTACTCATACATATTGCCGCTTGCAGGCAAAACAGCAACCAAACAATTCCTTGCCCTGTCTGGTAAGTTGTCACTACCAGTATTTTCTTTGTAAACTAAATCTGTAATAGAGTAATGATATCTTTTATGCAAATAATCTATGCCAGTGCCGTTTGGATAAATGTAGTTTTTTGAGTTACGTTGTTTCTCGTTAAATGCATACATCTTATGTCCGTTATTAATACCATGGCTAATAACTTTCCATCCATGTAGTTTGTGTCGATAATTATAAAACTTATATCCAGTGTCTATCCATAAAGGAGTATAATCGTCATGAATGTTTTCGTCACTTTTTACAGGTATTACTTGTCTGTTATATGTACAGTGTTCTGTTTGTCCGATTTCTGTGTCTAACATTTTTAAATTAATGACATAGCATTGTTCATGTAAATGAAAATATGCATCTCCCATGTCTAAAAGGTGTCCTAGCAGATAATAATCACCTTTTATTGAATCAAAAAAATCTTCGCCGTGTAAAAACTCTGTGCCAGCACTTATAACAACAGCTTTTTCGTAGTCCAACTGAGCAAGTGTATGTTCTTCATCTCTTGTAACATACACATCAAAGTTCATACCTACACAGTTCTGTATTGTATAATCTGCTTGATTTTTAACATATTCTTTTGTAATGCCAGAGTACTTGTGAGTATCGTCTACAATAACAACACAAAAGTCTTCTCTGCTGTGAAACTTACCTGGATACTTTATCATATTGCTTCTTATAACTCCTTACAACAAGATTTGCGAATAGTGTGTGCATACTGCCAGGAATAACATGTGTGATATTGTGTATTCTATCTGTGTCAGTTGGATTATGCACATTGTGATCTTTGAAAATGTTTACCAAAAACTGTTTTCCGTCAGCAAATGGAACAACAGTGTTTTCTACACGCATCTCACATCCTACAGGATGATTGATTGCAGTGTTGATTGGTATTTGCAGTGTGTGCCATGCACTTAAATCTATGTCACCTGGATTGTCGTTGTGTGTGTCTATCATACCACCTGCACCAAGTTTCATAAATCTACTTCTGTATATAAACTCTGCAGGAAACTGCAACCAAAAGTTTTTGATGTACTGACACAAGTTGCCAAGTTCTGTCCAATCGTGTGTAGGAGGCAGTTCGTAATCGTACACCCACCAGTGATTGGTTTTGTCTGTGTCTATGCCGTACAGTGTGCAAGCCTGCCACCCTTGGTGTGAGCCTTCGCCTGTGCTTTCGTCTCTGTGATCTACATAATAATCATCTGCAAGTTCTGCTTCTGCTTTGAACTGGTTGATATTCAGCATAGGATAATCCAGTTCTATGTAATCAAAGTTGCTTTCTTGGAATATCCAAGTCACTTGATCATACAGTGGTAGGTCTGGTAATGCTTTCATATTCGCTCCTTGATTGTGCTTTGGGCACACACATGCCACATCCGCACCTACTGTTTGGACACACAATAGTTCTATCTTGGTTTTCCAGCACATAGTTGAGTATACCATCTGTGTTGCGTAAACTGCCTATTGCACCTCTGCCTTCAAACTTGGCTTTGCAAGTCTGATGATGATACACTTTTTGTGTGTGTTGGTCTATGTGTAAAAAGTGTTTGTTTACACTGCAATACCAACCTTTGAAGTTTGTGTTTACAGCACTGATCTTGCTCCAACAGTTGTTGCACTTGCCCAGTATGTCTCTGTTACCACAACAACCTCGTGGCATTTGATTGCCACTTAATATTTGTTCCTGTGTGTCTGCATCAATACCGTGGTAGTCAAAAAACCATGCTTGCTGTTCTTGCGTGTAAGGATGACTTGTTCTACGCAATACACCTTCGCCGTCTTTGAACCACTCTGTTGTGCCCAAGTTACCGTCTCCAATAATAGTAGGAAATACTATTATACCATATTCTCGCAAAATGTCAACTGTTTCTACACATTCTGCCCAATGGTCTGTGTGCATCATTACATTAACTGTTAGCCATACACCGTTGTCTTTCAACAATCGAGCATTGTCTATGGTTCTTTGTTTGCTGAAGTGTTTTGCTTCTGCATGATAACTCAATGTAACGCCCACAATGTTTTGTTTGATAGCGTCTATGTGTTTTTCTGGCCATGTGCCATTACTGGTAAGTCCTACTGTAAAGTCACTGGTATCTTTTATGTGTTGTACAAAGTCCCAAAATCTAGGATTGACAGTTGGTTCACCGCCCGTAAAGTTGATGTTTGCATTTGGTTGGTTGTACATCGTTGTGTAGTTTTTAACAAACTCATATGTGTGCAACAGTTCTTCCCAGCTTGTAGGTGCACTGTATGTGTTGTGTCTATTGCTTTCGCAGTAAGTACAGTCAAAGTTGCAACGGCGCCCTATATCCCATGTAACTGTCATGGGTTCGGGTTTGGCTAGTTTTATTGCTTCTACTTCCATTTTGTTATATTAATGTCTGCGGCACAAGTACACCACTTGCGTGTGCAAACAACAGGCTCCTCTGGTAGTTTAAATGTGTTATTGTATATATTGCCCAAACTTCCACCTACTCTACAAGTGGCTCTGTGTACTTCACCGTCCCAGTTTATCATTAGGCTTTCTATACCTGCCATACAGTTCCATCCTTCGAACTGATTTAGATGTTCTTTTATTACATCGTTGGCGTGCTTTAGTTCGTGTTGGTCTATCAGTGTATTGGGTTGAGCAGTTGCAGTGTTGCGCATTATCCAATCCAAGTCATTTTGATTGTATTTTAAATCGTCAAACCAATCGTGCTTTTCTGTCCATCTTATTCTTCTAACTGTGTATGGTATTTCGTGTCCTGTTAGATATGCTGCTGCTTTTTTGACATCACTCATATGATCCTGATGTGCCATTAGTGCAATATGATAATCCTTTGGAAACTTCAAACTTTCTGTTGCAGTTGCAAAGTTCATAATATTGTATAATCTTTTACTCCACTGAGGATCCTCAAAGTGTAAACTGAACACAATATAGTTTACAGGTATGCGTTCATAAAACTCTGTGGTCCTTGTGCCATTGGTTGTAACACTTAACCATTTGATCTTGGGTCTTGCATACTCTAGTAAATCTTCAAAAGCAGGATGCACAGTTGGTTCTCCACCTGTGAAGCTGATTCTAGCATTTGGTATTTTGCTTATCTCGTCAACAGTGTCGAATAGTTTGCCTGCATTTGTGTGTGGACTTATCAAGTCGTGTATTTCAGGAGGACAATATGTGCAATCTAGATTACAGCGTTTACCTAGATTCCATTCTATTTTCACACTGTCTGCATAATGTGGCCAGCGATTTTCTACCCTAAACATACTTCCTCAAACTTTCTTTGATTCCTGCTTGCATCCAGTCTATGATTGAACTCCAGTGTTTGTGGCCATTTGTCGCTCAAGTCTCTAGCCAACAAAAAGTTTATATTATCCTGTATTTGTTGTAGTGTTATTGGCAATAATCTATCATCCACACTCATAATAGGATACTTTGGCACTATTTCTTTCATTGTGGTTAATTGGTCAACAACAACTTGCTTGTATTCCAGAGGCAAACATTGCGCACTTAACACATTTGGATAGTTTACTCTGTGTGAATAAAACACAATACCCATGGTGTTTAAAAAGTAGTCAATAATATCGGGCAGTTGCATGACATTGCCTGCTTGCACAGTACAAGCACCTACAACATATTTAACATTAGGAAAGCTCTTGAAGATTTTGATATTTTCTTCTACTTCACTAAACACACCATTTCCTCTAATGTATTCATACACATCGTGTAGACCGTCTATGCTTACATTTACGACTATGTTTTTAAACTTGGGCCAGTAGTCGTGTATTGTCCTTCCACCCTTTATACCCGTTACTGTACCGTTTGTAGCATACTTTAGTTCTATGTTCTCACCGTGTGTTGCTAATAAGTCTAATATCTTGTAATGATTAGGATCCATCAGTGGCTCCCCGCCAGCAAACTCTACTCTGCGGAAATATGGTAACAGTTTTTCAAGGTTGCTCCAAAACTCTGCACTGTCTTCAAACAGACCAATGTATGGTGCTCGTGTTAGTCCTAGTTTGCGCACAGCATCTACTAGGTAGTTGCCTTCTTCTGCATAAAACTTTTCTACTTGTTCCCAATCTTTCCATTGTGTACTGTCCAGTGGATTGCACATTCTGCACTTGAGATTGCACAAGTTATTGATTTTTATCTCAATAGTAGGAAACTCAAATGGCATAGTATAGTCGTCGTTAAGTTTATCCAATGCATTTGGGTACAGGTTTATTCTAGCATCAGGAAAACTATCTCGAATATGTCTTTGTCTTAAACTTTCTACGCCTTGTGCTTCTAAATCAAAGCAAGGTACGCATACATCTGGTATCTCATTGTTGAGAACATGCTTTCTTACACTGCGCATAGCATCGTTGTTCCATGCTTGCTCCAGTGTTTCGTTCTGTATCCAACCAATAGGTTGACTGCGACAGCACACTTTGATAGCACCGTCTTCTCTTGTTGCAAGTCCTGTGAAAGGATGCATACAAAATGTTTTACTGGAATGCATTATCCAAGCCCCATTTTCTTTCTCTACACCAAAAACACTCGCCGCATTCGTATACATCTTCACCATAGCGATAGTTGGTATAATCAATGCCTTCGAACTCGCCTTCACAACTGCGAGTAAGTCTCAACAGTTCGTGCAAGTTGTTGTCCAAGTACTGTCTCATCACCCAATCTTTGGCATGATTCACAAAAGGATGATGCACATTTACACCGTGTATAACTTTATGTTTCTCATAACTAGGTGTGTTTCTGTCTTCTAGTTCTCCTTCTAGTGTCACAGGTGGGTTTAGTGTAACACCTGCATACCATGCATCTAGTTTTTGAGTGTGTGCAATGTACTCATTGTGTGCTCGCAGTATGATTCTGTTGCCTGGTTTTTGTTGGCCGTATTCGTCTGTGATATAATCTGTGTGTGGCTCTTCCATTTCAGGCGGCACAAAGTTCTTGTGTACTACAAACTCATGCGGAAAGTTGTATCTAAACCAACGTATAACTCTATCTGCATAGTATTCTTGCCACGGTCTAGTCTTCCACATGCGGATTTGATAAACAAAATGCATTTGTGCTCTGCTTTGTTTGCAAATCATCCAAGCAAGTAATGCACTGTCTGCTCCGCCACTGATGCTTATGCCTATCTTTTTATACTTTGGATCAACATCTATCATACTGTACTTATAGGTATATAAATACCATATGCAATATATTGGTGTATGCAACACAATAGACTGGAACAACCTTGTAGATTGGTTAGACATTGATGCAGGATACAACAGCAGTGCAAACTTGCCGGATGTGCCGCCTGTAACAAACATGTTCAACAATCTAAAGAACGCTGGCTACAACATGAACAGCATTGAATGGTTGAACTTTTATCCAGACAAAGATTATGATCCGGGTGTAACACAACTGTTTGAAAAATATGTAGGTGCAACACACATAAGAAGTTGGATCAGTTGTGTTAAGCCGGGCAAAACAGCACCCTGGCATTGGGATTGGCACCAAGATG